GCTCCAGCCCATTATGCGGCCCTCCCCAGCAGGTCCGCCTGCGCCTTCGTGCCCTCCAGGTGCTGCGCCAGCGACAGGATCGCCAGCGCGTCCGCCTCGTTGTTGTCCGCCGGCCGGAAGCCGCGGCGCTCGGCCTCGGCCACCATGCGGTCCTTGTCGGCGTTGCCCTTGCCGGTCCAGTGCTTCTTGACGACCCCCACGCCGACCGGATGCAGCGGGACGTTGTTCGCCGCGCACCACATTTCCAGCATGGCCAGGAAGCCGCCGTAGACGTGCGCCGCCAGCGTGCCGGCGTGCTGCTTCACGTCCTCGTAGTAGACCGCGTGGATGTCGCCGGCCTGGAGCCGCTGCTCAGCCAGAAAGGCGCGGAACTTGATCCAGCGGTGGCCGGCCTGCTCGGTGCGGCGTGGCGCGAACTTGGCGCTGCCGCTGATGCAGGTTGCCCATGGCGTGCCGGCGCGCGAGCTGCGCGCCCAGCCGGTGGTGGTGCCGATGTCGATGGCGAGGATGTTCATCGTTCAGGTTCTCCGTGTCGTTGTTGTTGCCGCCCTGCGGCCGGGCGGGTGGTCGTGGTCAAGTGGCTGCGGTGCCGCACGTCCGCTCTACCTCAAGCGGGCCGACGTAAAGGCGTGTCACTCCAGGTTTTGCCGGCGGCCGAACAAGCTGCAGCCTCCAGCGCTTCGGCCTAAAGGCGAGCAGCAGCCAGCCGCCGCGCAGCGGGAAGGCAACGAACCACCCATCACCCCGCCAGTAGTCTTGAAAGCGCCCGCGCTTCAAAGCCCCGCTCCTTCTTCGCCGGTTGGCTTTCGGCCGAACAGCGGCGTGTCGGAAATGATGCGGCCCACGTTCGGAATTTCGCTGTCGTGATCGGACCATGTGGTGATCTGGTACACGCCTTTCCGCGCACGCTTCGGCACATAGATGACCTTGCGGCCAATCGGCAGGCCAGCTTCGATGCGCTCGATGTCGGTGCGGCGGTGCGCACCTTCCTGGTGGCGCCCAACCTGCGGGTAAGTCGCCTGCATCATGTCGTCCCACAGTTGGCCCAGCAGCTGGATTGCGCGGCCATATCCAATCGCTGACCCGATGCGTTCCAGTTGCGCCTTCTCCGGGGCCTCGGCCGCCTCCATGCGCTTCCTCATGTCATTCAGTTCCATGTGTGCTCCCTATCGTTGTGCGCTCGCGCGCGAAATGGTCTCTTTGCGGTGCTGCCTGCTCTGCCTATCCGCCCGCGATCCCCGCTCGACGAACAGCACGCACGGCTGATCGGTCGAATGCGCAGGCCTGTCGAAGCCTTGGCAGTGGCCGGTGCCCGCTTTCGCGGGAACGAACCGGCCGCAGGTAGAGCAGGGCGGGTGTGGGCTGTTCATGCTCGGTCGAGCGCCTGTCGTGCGAACAACACCTGCGTCGGCGTCAGCTGCTCGCCGGCGTCAGCGCGGGCCAGCAGCCTCACGGCCCAGTCGGTGCTGGCGAACTTGTGCACGACCTGGCCGGCGGCTTCCTTGATCGCGGTCCGGGCCTTCTCGGTGCTGGTGGTCGACTTGCCGGGCGCGGCCAGGTGCAGCTGCGGCTTGCGGATCTCGGCCCATTCGCCTTTGGCCAGCTGCGCGGCCAGCGCGGCCTCCCACCGGGCCCGGACCTGGCTGTACGTCTGCTCGCGCAGCTCCACGGCCAGCGGCATGGCGGCCCAGTAGATCGCCGGGTGCGACCATTCCCCCATCTCGCCATTCACGCGGGCCTGCACGCCGGCCACGGCCTCGTAGTAGGCCTTCATCGGGTCGACGGGCGGCTTGCACAGGCGCTGGAACTCGGGCAGGGTCGGCGGCCAGGCGCAGCCGGCCAGCGCTTCCTTGCCGGCCTTCAGCTCGGCGTGCGTCAGGTCCTGCAGCTCTTCGGCCCAGACCTCGACGATGTCGCGCTGCTCGACCATGCACCACTGGTCGGTGAAGCGCTTCCCGTAGCAGGCCAGCATGTACTGCAACAGCTTCTCAACCCAGGCCTGGAGCGGGGTTGAGGTCGATGAATTCGGGTGCGTCATCGCGTTCATTGCGGTTCCTTCCGTTCAGGCCTGCGGCCCATTCGATGGCTCGGTCGTTCGAGGATTGGCGGGTGGTCTGGCGTGGTTGCGTGGCGCCGCCGGCACGCAGTGCGGTTGCGTCTCTGGCCCAGCGCTCGAGGATCGAGAACACGTAGGCGGGCGGAATCCGCTCATTCGGCTTCGATCGCTTCGCGTCTTCGCAAGCAGCGCGCACCGTGTCCGCGGCAACGCCCTGCGCAGCCAGGGCCATCAGGCGCGGGTCGCTCGGGTTTGCCGAGACCTGGAAGTCACGCATCACCTTGCTCAGCACGGCAGCCGGTGTCACCGTCACGCTGTCACACGCCCCCAACTCCGGCTGATCTGTCACGGGGGGTGTAATAGCTGGTGATTGGTGATTGGGGTCTGGTGCTTGGGTAGTCGTGTCATCACGTGTGACAGGGTCGTGACGTGATGCGTGACTGTCACCGCTTGTCACGCGTGACAGTTCCGTTTCAAGCGTCTTCATCGAAGCGTTGAACGCCGGCGTCACACCGTGGGCACGCAGCTGTTCGAACAGGTAGCGACGGCGTTCACGTGACCGCTTCTGGCGTTCGTTGGCGTTGTCACGCTTGCTCTGCTCGGTTGGCTCGCGGTCCCAGTATTCTTCCAACGCTGCCTGGGCGCGCTTCTGCATGTAGCCGTCGTCAGCCAGCTCGGAGAACTTGCCGAGGACGTAGTCGACTGCCTTCCGCTCGGGCGCGCTGTTGGCGCGCGCCAGGCGGTAGACCTCTTTTTTGTCGCAGGGGAGTGGGCGCTCGGTCTGGTAGATCTGGTCGAGCAGGCGGTTGTAGGCGCCGTCTTCCAGCATCGTCAGGCCGAGCGTGTCCTTGATGAAATCGCCGATATGGCGTTCGTAGTAGTTCATGGGCGGCGACCTCCGCGGCTGCGCAAGTTCATCTGCAGCAGGACGGCGACCGCCACCTGGTGAGCACGCGCAGCGCGGCGTGTCTCAGCGGCCAGGGCGGCGCGCTGTTTCAGGGTGGCGGTGGGCTTCGTCATGGCGGATTTCCTCCGCCGTTGGCCTGGTCGATCGCATCCCGCAGCTGCTGGCGTGCGTTGTATTCCTCACGCCCCTTGACGCGGTTGGTCTTGTCAGCAATGGCGATCCGGTCCTTCCGGCGCCAGATGCGCGCCCGGTCCAGAATCTTGGCCTCCGGGGCCGGCCTGTTGGCCTGGTCTTCCATGTTGCGTTCCTTATATAAGCAGTTCGACATCCCAGACCCCATCTTCAAAGACGCATGCGCACCATCGGACGTGCGGCGCGGCCGGGCAGCGACATGGCCAGGTTCTGGCCATAGGCTGGTCGTTCCGTCTGCTGCTGGCGGCGGCTATCCTTGCGGTCGGCCAGCCAGGTCTTGGCCAGCGTGCGCAGCAAGGTGCTGTGCTTGACGTCAGCGGCGGCGCATTCCTGTTGCAGCTCGACGAATTCGTCGGCGTTGAGCAGGGTCTTCACTTCGATGTTGCGTGGTGCCATGGGTGTTCTCCAGTTGGTGCGGTGGTTCAGGACTTCGGGTTACGTGGGCGGCCGGATGGCCGACGGGTGGTGCGTGGGCAAAAGCCCTGTTGCAACTTTCGGGGCAACAAAAAAAACGCAGGGTTACTGCGGCTGGGATTCGGGTTGAGCTTGCTCGGTCCTGGCTTGCTCGAACACATCAGGACGCTTGAGGCGCAGGAACTTGAGTTGCGCCTTGGGGACGCCGTTTTTGTGCCACTGCGATACGGCCTGCGCGGTTACCTCGCACAAAGCTGCTGTTTTCGTGACGCCGCCAAGGCGCTGGATGATTTCGGTAGCGTTCATATCCACTCTCAAGTTGACTTTAGAAGTATCGTAAGTCGCCTTGAGAAATAAGTCAAGCCAGCTTGATAACTGGTTTGTTAAGCTACCTTTATGAAATTATTGTCAGAACGACTTGCTTGGGCCATCGAGCAGGAGCGCACCAGGCGCAAAGGGAAAAAAGTCACGAAGGCTGAGCTGGCCCGCGTCGCGGGGGTGTCCGACACTGCGGTCGGGCTTTGGTTAAAGGGCGACAACGGTATCGATGCGCCAAGGGCTCGCCCTCTCGCCGAATATCTCCGGGTCGATCCGTTATGGCTTGAGACCGGCGAAGGCAGCGCAACTGCGCGTCGTGCGGCTGCCCGGCCAGTAGATACCGAGTTCGAGGATGCGCCTCCAATCATGCGCAAGCCGCAATTGATCCCGGTGGTTGGGCGCGTTCAAGCAGGTTCCGATGGCCTCATGCACATCGACGATTTCAGCATCGAGCACCCAGAGGGATATTTAATGTGGTACGCAACTTGTCCAGAGGCGTACGCATTACGCATTCGTGGTGAAAGCATGAGTCCTCGCTATCTGCCTGGAGAGTTTGCTGGAGTTGATCCGTGCGCGGAAGTGTTGCCGAGCGATGAGGTGATTGTTTTGCTGAAAGACGGTCGACGAATGATAAAGCGGTTGTTATGGATTCGCGATGATCAGGCCTGCTTCGAATCCGTAAATAAAGACCATCCGAATATCGTCATCGATTGTTCGGATATAGACAAGATGCATTTAGTAACTGGGCACATCCAAAAAAGTGCCTTTCGATCGCATGCATAGAGAACGGAATGAAATGAAGAAA